TATGAATCTTGAATGTTTTTTCTACACAAATAATTTAAATTTAGATGTCAAATCGCCCGATGTTAAAGATTCAATAAAAAAAATTGTTGATTCGGTTATTTTTGATGTTTTGGATAAAAATGAAAGTTTTGCATTTTCATTAACCAAAAATTAAATTTTATCATTTTCATAGTATTTATAAGAAAAATATTATGAAAATTTTAGCACCAAACGAAATAGGCAAAGGAATACTCATTGAATGGGATGCGGGTTATGTATCACCATCAGATGAAAGAAACCTCGATATTATTAAAGAATCCAAGAATTTTTTGGATTATTCAAAACCATTTGAATTTTATGCAGTTCTTCAAAAATATAATACGCCAAATAGAAATGGAAGAATTTATCCTGAAAAAATTCTAAAAAGGGAGGCGGAAAATTACAAAAGAGCAATTGCAAAAGGAACATCATTATCTGAATTAAATCACCCCGAATCATCTTTGATTGATTTGGATAGAGTTTCTCACATTATAACTGAAATATGGTGGGAAGCAAATATTCTTATGGGGAAACTTAAATTATTGACATCTCCTGGATTTCATGAGCGTGGTGTTATTTCTTGCAAAGGAGATATGGCGGCAAACTATTTAAGACAAGGAGTTACTCTTGGTATCTCATCACGTGGTGTTGGTTCACTTGCAAGAAAAGGTGAACAGAATGAAGTGCAGGAAGATTTTGAATTAATATGTTTTGATTTGGTATCATCACCATCAACTCCTGGTGCATACTTGTTCTTAAACAAAGATGACAGACATCAATATGAGGAAAATTTGGAAGAAGAACGTATGTTAAAACAAGGAAAAACAAATGATTTTGAAATAAAAAATGATAAGTCACTTGATTTAATGAAAAAATTATCCGATTATTTGTCAAAATAAGAATTATGGACGAAAAATATTTTGTAGCAAAAGTAACTTATGATTTACCCGATGAAGAGTCAGGAAGAATCAGAAAAATTAAGGAAGAAAAACTTGTTAAAGGTTTTTCAGTAACAGATGTTGAAGCTAAAGTCACAAAACTTTATGAAATGTTTCAACACGAATGGAGAATCACATCAGTCTCGGAAAGTAAGATTGATGAGGTGATTCAGTAATCTAAAATTAGTTTTTTTTATCTAAGGGCGGTTATCCGCCCTTTTTTTATGCTTTTTTTTTCAAAAAAAAGTGATTTTTTGTCATGTGGTAATATTTATATTAAAAATTCAAATAAATTTAAATGGCAGAAAAACAAAATCTTGTTGAAGAGGCAATCATTCAAATGAAAAATGTTGAACAAATGATTGCAGAAAATGCAAAAGGAATACTCAGCTCCACTATGGGCAGAGAAATCAGCGAATTAGTAAAAGAGTCATTAAAGACTGAAGAAGAATCTGACATTGATGAAATGCAGCATGATGTAACAACCAAATTATCTGAACAAGATGATGAGGATGAAACTGATGTTGAAGGACTCGGTGTTGAAGATGATAAATTAGCTGTTGATGATATGGGTGATGATTCTGAAGTTGATTTTGATGCAGAGATGCCTGACATGGATGATTCCGATGTTGAGGATGTAACTGATTTCGAAGTTGATTTTGACGATGAAGAACCAATTGATTTAACGCAAACCACAGACGATGAACTTCTAAAAGTTTTTAAATCAATGGGAGATGAGGATGGAATTATTATCACAAAAGATGGTGATGAACTCCATTTAGTTGACGACACAGACGATGTTGAATATAAAATTCAATTAGGCGAGTCGGACGAATATGATGAATTTGAAGAACTTGAAATGTCTGAAGATATGGATAATATGAAATACGAAGATTACGACGAAGAAGAAGAAATGGGATTTGGTGAGATGGGTTTAGATGGTGATGAAGACGAAGAAATGGAGTTTAGTTTCAGTGATGAAATGGGCGAAGGTGATGAAGTTGACATGGAAGATGAATTAGTTTTTGAAATCGTTATGGATGATGATTTTGAAGATGAAGAAATGGGTGAAATGGAAATGGATGAAATGGATGAAATGGAAATGGATATGGAAGATGAAGTAACAACTGAAGCTTTCAAACCAAAAGGTGTCGGAATGGGCAAACCACATTTTTCATTCAAGAAAACAAAAGGCGGTTTCAAAGAAGATAAGAAACATGCCAATCCTTTGAAAGGTACTGGTAAACCAAAGTTTGAATTCACAGAAGGTTCTGCTGAACCTATGGTTAAACCCGCTAAACCTAAAACAGCTCCAAAAACCAAACCAAGCACTAAGCCTGACACTAAGAATCCTTTTAAACCTGAACCAGGTAAAGAAGGTGCTCCAAAGGCTAAAAAAGGTGAAGCGATGGAAGCGTCACGCACTTTGAAGTCAGGAAAATATTGGGGTAAAGAAGGCTTACCAAAACCAAGAACTGCTCCTCGTCATTTGCGTGTAGAATCTGTTGATGACCAAGTTGAGTTGTTGAGAGAAAAGAATGAAGAATATAGAAAAGCACTTAATGTGTTTAGAGATAAACTAAATGAAGTTGCTGTATTCAATTCCAATCTCGCATATGCAACAAGATTGTTCACCGAACATTCCACAACAAAACAGGAAAAAATCAACATTTTAAGAAGATTTGATTCTGTTGAAACATTGAAAGAGTCAAAAGCTCTTTACAAGACAATCAAAGATGAACTTTCGGGCGATAATGGCAAAGTAGTGAAAGAATCTATTGAAAATAAATTAGAGAAGACACCTGCATCAGGGTCATCTGCAAACCTAATTGAAAGCAATATTCACGAAAACGTACAATTCTCAAGAATTAAAGATTTGATGTCAAAAATAATAAAATAAACAATAAATAAAAATTTAAATAAAAAGAAAAAATGGGTGCATTATTAGAATCTGGTCTTGTAGGTAACATTGGGCTTAAACACCTTAAAGTTATCAAAGAAGACACTATTAACAAATGGGACCGCTTAGGGTTCCTTGAGGGACTTAAAGGTCATTTAAAAGAAAACATTGCTCAGTTGTATGAAAACCAAGCAAGTTTCTTAATCAACGAAGCTTCTTCTACGGATTCTTCTGGTTCTTTCGAAACAGTAGTATTCCCTATCGTAAGAAGGGTATTCTCTAAACTTTTAGCTAACGATATCGTATCTGTACAAGCTATGAACTTACCTATCGGTAAATTGTTCTACTTCGTACCACGTATCCAAGGCTACACAGGTGGTACAGCAACTCAATCAGGTCAGCATTATGCTCCTGTAGGTTCTCCTGGCAACTACCCTGGAAGCCCTGATGCGGGTTATCCTAATGGAGGTGGTTCCAACTACTATCAGAAAAATCTTTATGATTTATTCTATGAAGGTTCTGAACCTACACTTGACCCTCCTGGATTGTTTGACTATTCAAAAGGTCAGTGGTCTGCTATCACATCACCAACTGAAGTTCAAGTTTGGAATGGTAGTAACTTAGTACCTTCTGCTATTACTTCAACTGTTAACGTAAGAAAACTTATCGTTAAGATGTGTGGATTCTACAATAACGGTGTTGGTAAAATGATGGGTCCTGACGGTTCTGAAATTGATACAGAAACTTTCTTGTCTGACCTTCACATTATTGCATCAACTGGTTTGTCAGCGGCAACAGGTTGTGTTAATTTCTCAGCAAGCGCACTTCCTTTCCGTGTGGTAACACAGCAGTATGGTAAAGGTATCGTTGCTCCAACATACACTCCAACACAAACTACATGGCCTAACGGTAATGGTGGTGTTTATAACGACGTATGTTCACAAGAAGGTTGTATCTATCTTGAGGTAGACCTTCAGTGCCCTGTATGTACAGATTGTACCACAGATTCACTTGACGGTTACACAGGAACTACAATCTATTCTGCATCTTCTGCAACTTCTTTCGTAGCTGTTTACAGACGTTATGAAGAACTTGAATTTGAAGATAAGATTGGTGAAGTTTCTTTCGACCTTGAGTCTGTAACAGTATCTGTTACTGAAAGAAAGCTTAGAGCACAATGGTCTCCTGAATTGGCACAAGACGTTGCAGCATTCCACAACATTGATGCGGAAGCTGAATTGACAGCGTTGTTGTCCGAGCAAGTTGCAGCAGAAATTGACCGTGAAATTCTCCGTGACCTTCGTAAAGGTGCCGCATGGACATTACGTTGGGACTACAACGGTTGGAGAAGATTGGGTACAACTGGTAACGCAGCTTACACTCAGAAAGATTGGAACCAAACGTTGATTACTGCAATCAACCAAATCTCTGCTCAAATCCACAAATCAACACTTCGTGGTGGTGCTAACTGGATTGTTGTATCTTCTGAAATCAGTGCGATTTTTGATGACTTGGAATACTTCCACGTTTCAAACGCTGCTCCTGAGCAAGACCAATACAACATGGGTATTGAAAGAGTTGGTACTTTAGCAGGTCGTTACCAAGTGTATCGTGACCCTTACTT